ATTGCACTTCCTTTCTGTTTTTGAAATTCACTTTTCAAAAGTCAAGATAATTCAAGTTCAACTTGGTTTTTCTTACTATTATATTTTTCTGAAATCACCGTTAAATGACGATGAAATTTTCAGAGGTATTCAAAATATGAAAACAAGTTGACTTATCTTGAATTTCCCTGTAATTTCGGGCACTTCAACTTGAATTATAAACTTGACTTATCTTGAATTTAAGTTGAACTATACTCAAAATCCACAAAGATCACATTGCCTTCCCGCTTGATGATTCTTTTTGAACCGAATATTTCGGATCGGTAAGAAGTGTTTCAATGATACCCTTGACGTTGCCCCGAACTTCCGCACGGTCGATTTCGTCCAGCGAAGAATAACTGAAAAGCAATTCCGTAATTTTTGTTCGTTCCTTTTCGTTTAGTTCAATGAACTTTGAAAAAGCCTGTAAAGCCTCTTTCCCGTAAACTTCTTCAATACACTTGGCAAGTTCAACTTCCGAACAAATTTGTTCAAGGTTGGATTCGCTATCAAGTTTTTTCCATTCTTCTTCTTTACTGAACCACCCCGTAACTTCTTCTATTGGTAGTTGTAATATTTGAGAAAGTTTTGCAATTCGATCCGCACGGATTGTTTCAATGTTGCCGCTTTCCCACCTTTGAACGGTTGCTTCCGCAACGCCCACGGCGGCAGCAACTTCTTTCAAGGTCAATCGCAAAGACTTTCGCCTTTCTCTGATTTTCATGCCCTTGTTCATGCAATCACATCCTTTCCATATAAGATTATACAACACTTCCCGCAAGTTTTCAATACGCAGACGAAAGAAAAATGAAATTTTTTCAAAAAACTTTCGTAAAGGTATTGACAAGCCCGAAAGTTGGTGCTATACTGTATTCAGAACTTACGGGAACGTAAGTTTACAGGAAACGAAAACAGCCGTTGCAGCGGCACACCTGAAAGGATGAAGTGATTATGAAGGATTGGGACAAGGAAAAAGCCTATTGCGAAAAGCGGGCTTCCGAACTTACTTCCGAAATGGAAGCAGCAATCGAAACTTCCGACAGAGCAAGATTTCAAAAAGCCTTTGAAACAGCGCAAAGGTATATGACAAGAAAGCAGCTTAATTCCTTACTCAAAGCCTTTTATGAAAGGACGGTTCAAAAATGAAGAAACAGAGTTTGCAGCCGATAATCGAAAAACTTGAAAGTTTATTTTCAAAGTTCAACGAAAAGTTCTATAACAATGAACTTCAAACCCCGGTGATTACGGTATCGCCGGACACCACAAAAGGCGCTTATGGTTGGTGTACTGGTTGGAAAGCGTGGAGTACGGAAGCCCCGAAGCCCATTAAAGACCTTTCCACCCTGACGAAAGAACAGCTTGACAGCATGAAGAAAGACGATGGATATTACGAAATCAATCTTTGTGCGGAACACCTTGCAAGACCTTTTGAAAAGATAGCTGAAACCCTTCTTCACGAAATGGTTCACCTTTACAACTTGCAGGAAGGGATTCAGGACACAAGCCGGGGCGGTACTTACCACAATAAGAAGTACAAGGAAGCCGCCGAAAATCACGGGCTGAACGTGGAAAAGGATGCGAAATACGGCTGGACGAAAACCACCCTGAACGATGAAGCACAGGCGTTCGTTGACAGCTTGCAGGATAAGAAATTTGAACTGTACCGCAAATCCATTCCGAAACTTCCCGGCGCAAGCAAGGCAAAGAGTTCAACCCGCAAATATGTTTGTCCGATGTGTGGTTGCATTATCAGGGCAACGAAAGAAGTTCATGTAATTTGCGGTGATTGCAACGTGGAATTTGAACTTGACGAAGAATAATTGAAACGGCTGACCTAACGGCTTGACGGGGGAAAGGATGAAACAATGACGATAACCTTGAAGCCCTACAATTCAAAATTCTTCCCCGTGCTGGCAAGCTGGAAAATTGGAAGTGTTCAGTTTGAAGGGGTTTACGAAAGCAAAGAAGAAGCGATTTCCCACCTTTCCGGGCGGTTCGGAAAGATCAGGATCATAAACAAATTGTAAAGGGGCGATTGCCCCGCCTAATGCAGCCGATGGACGGTCACAAGCCCGTGAAAATGCAGAGTGGGCGAACCTTGAAAACTAAATCTATCCGGCAGCGGGCTTGTCACCCGCAAGGGGTAAACAATGTAAAACCCCTGTATAAGCGCCGTACAAATTCAAAGAAAGGATTGAACAAAATGAACAAAGTTAGAAGAAAAGAAATTCAGCGCATTATTGAGAAAGTGGAAGCGTTATCGGGCGATTTTGAAGAATTGCTTGAAGAAATCGAAAGCGTGAAGAATGACGAAAAAGAATACCGGGACAATATGCCGGAAAACCTTCAATCTTCCGAACGCTATGAAACGGCTGAAAGCGCTTGCGAAGCCCTTGAAAATGCGTATGATACATTGGACGAAGCAAAAGATCAGCTTGACGAAGTTGTTTCTTCCCTTGAAGAAGCTATGAACTGATAAAGGGGGATAATAAATGAAATACAGATATTTTAGCACACAACGCCCGGTTGCGCCGGGAACATTCCCGAAAAAGGCGGGATGTGAAATTTCCAACTATCCGCAAAAAATCTATATTGACGGTATGGGTTTTGATGCTTGGGGACACATTGATTACAATGAACCCCTGACGGATGCGGAAGTCAAGGATTACGAATTGCAACCCGCAAGATACGAATTCAGCGTAAAATTCAACCCGGACAATGAACAGATGGGAAGAATTCATAAATTGTTCAAGCGGTGGTGTGAATATGTTGCGGAAGATGGTTCAAAGCCCTTTGCAGATTACACGGTTGAAAAATTCTTTGAAGTTATGATGCAGTCGGGCAGCTTCCACACCATGAACCGCCACATTGAAAATATGGAATACGAATTGAAATAAGAAAGGGGTGAAAACATGGCTTACGATTATTCCAAATTGAACGGGCGAATTATTGAGGTATGCGGGACAAGAAAGGCTTTCGCTGAAAGAATGGGATTTTCGGAAGCGACAATCTCAAAGAAATTACGGGGTGAAATTCCTTTCCGACAGGAAGAAATTTCGCACAGTATAAAAGTTTTGGGCTTAAATACTTCCGATATTCTTGAATATTTTTTTACCGAAAAACTTTCGTAAACGTAAGTACAGGAAGGAAGTGAATTGCTTTGAAGAAAGTTGTTGCAGCCTGTATTGATCGAATTTTTGAATTCGATTCGCAGGAAGAAGCGGCGGCGTACATTGAGAAATTGCGCAGCTTGGAAAAGACTTTCCGCATTGTCCAGCGGGGCGATGCCGGGAATAAATACCGGGTTAGAATTCAGGAACAGTACAATTCAAACCCGATGATCGAAAACTAAATCAAAGAAAGGATGAAGTGAACATGGCATTTTCAAACAAACTTACGGACTTGATGCGAAACTTGGGTATTTCGCAGACAAAACTTCACGAATTGACCGGGATCGGCAAATCGTCAATCAGTCAATACCTTTCGGGCAAGAATGAACCCACGGAAGCCCGGAAACGTGAAATTGCGGTTGCGCTTGGGGTTCAAGAAGATTATTTCAATGAGTTTGAACCCGCGGCGAAAATTCAGCACAATTCCACCTACAATTTGCCCGTGAAAGTTGCAGCTAAATTGATGGGCAAATCCAAAGAATGGGTTATGCAGGGATTAAGGGACGGCGTTTTCCCGTGGGGCTATGCGGTGAAGCTGACTGATTGGAGTTACTTCATTTCTTCCGTGAAGTTCACCGAATACACCGGGATTCAGATTCCGGCAGCATAAGAAAGGCGGTCAATCAGGATGAAGAAATCGACAAAAAAAAAAAAACATACTGGAAAACGGGCGTTGCGGATGCCCGATTCCATACGGTCACATTCACGATATTTCAATGAAAGTCAAAGAATACTACCATTTTTCCGCACCTGAATTTTGGATGTGGAAGATGTTTCAATTTGGTTATGCCTACGGAAAGGGCAGGAAATGAGGTGAAGAAACGAAGATGCAGTTATTTCCACACCAACAGACCGCCTTGAAGGAAACGGAACAATTCAACCGGGTTGCCTATTATCTTGATATGGGCTTGGGTAAAACCTTTGTGGGAAGCGAAAAGGCAATCAGCTTTCACCTTCCGATTGTGGTTATTTGCCAAAAATCCAAAGTTCAAGATTGGCTTGAACACTTCCGGCAGAATTACAACATTGGGGTTTTTGACCTGACGAACAAAAAGCAGCTTGAAGAATTCAGCGGCACAGTTGGAAATTTTGTCGGAGTTATCAATTACGATTTGGTGTTCAGGCGCTCATATTTCGCCCATATAATCGGGTTTACATTGGTGCTTGATGAAAGTTCCGTTATCCAAAACGAAAGCACACAGCGGGCGAAATTCATACTGAAAATGCAGCCGGAAAACGTGATCCTGTTATCGGGAACACCCACGGCGGGCAAGTATGAAAAATTATGGTCGCAGTTGCATTTGTTGGGCTGGTCGATCAGCAAAGATTTGTATTACAAACAGTACGTTGAAATGGAGTGGATCGAGGATCACAACAGCGGGTTCAGAATTCCGCACGTTGTAGGTTACAAGAATGTTGACCGCCTGAAAATGAAGCTGGCGCAGCATGGGGCGATTTTTATGAAATCGGAAGAAGTGTTCGATTTGCCGGAACAGGTGATTATTCCCATTCAGTCAAAGGCAACTTCCGAATATCGGCGCTTCATGCGGGATGCCGTTATCACGATTAACGGGCGGGAATTTATAGGCGATACCATTCTTTCAAAACGGACATACGCCCGGATGATGTGCAGCTTCCTAAACCGTGAAAGGGTTGATGCGTTCAAGGATTTGGTTCAGTCAACGGAAGATCGCTTGATTGTGTTCTACAATTTCAACGATGAATTGACAATCCTGAAAGCGGAAATCGCTGAACGCCCTATTTCCATTGTGAACGGGGAAACGAAAGATTTGACCGCATACGAAAATTGCGGCGATTCCGTTACCTTTGTTCAGTATCAGGCGGGGGCGATGGGGCTGAACTTGCAAAAGGCGAACAAGATCATTTATTTCAGCCTGACGGATAGAAGCGAATTGTTTGAACAGTCGAAAAAGCGAATTCACAGGATCGGGCAGCAAAAGACCTGTTTCTATTATCAGATGATTTGCCCCGGAACGGTGGAAGAAGCGATTTTGGAAACACTTGAAATGCGAAAGGATTTTACAGATGAACTATTCAAAAAGTATCAAGAAGAAATCAATCGGTAAAAGGATTTTGATTTCTTGGGCAGTTGTGGCGCTGATTTTCGCCCTGATCGGGTTTGCAGTCGGAGCGGCAACCAATAAGCCCAAAGACGAAGCGCAAGCCCCGGAAACCCCCGAAATTCTCATTTACGGGCAGTACGAAGGGCGAATATTTCAAGGGGATTTGCCCCAAAGCTGGACGGGCAAGAACCTGACTTTCGTTCCCCTTGATGTTCCGATGGATGCACGGTTGCAGGAATATGTTTTCTATCTTTCGGAAGCATACGACATTGATTTCACCTTTGTTATGGCGTTGATCCAACACGAAACAAATTTTGAAGCGGGGGCAATCAGTTCAACGGATGATTACGGGCTGATGCAGATCAACAGCGTAAACCATACATACCTTGCCGAAGAACTTGGAATTACGGATTTTCTTGATCCGTATGAAAACGTAAAAGCGGGAATGTTCATTTTGCGGAAGCTGTTTGAAAAGTACGAAACCCCGGAAAAGGTGCTTATGGCGTACAACATGGGCGAAACAGGCGCAGCCCGATTGTGGGAACAGGGAATTTTTGAAGTGAACTATTCAAAAGAGGTTTTACAGAAACAAGCGGAATATGCCGCTGAAATAGAAAGGAGCAAAAACAATGATTAAGTGTAAACAGGCAATCGAAAGTTCGGCTTGCGGAAAAACGTGCTGTTGCTTGGAGTGCGAGGAAAAGGACACTTGCAAGGATATTTGCACCGAATTGAAAGAAGGGTGCGAAGATGCCTTTGAAGATGAAAACGCCCTTGCAACCTTGCAGAGCGAAGCCGGAACGGTGATTCAGGCAATCGCCGCCCTGACGGTTCAAAAAAAGGCGATTGAGGATCAGGAAAAGGCGATGCGGGCGCAGCTTTTGGCGGCGATGGAAAAATACGGCGTGAAATCCTTTGAAAGCGATGCGGTGAAATTCGTGTACGTTGCACCGACAACCCGAACCACGATTGACAGCGCAAAATTAAAGAAAGATTTGCCGGACGTTGCCGCAAAGTATTCCAAAACAAGCCCTGTTTCCGCTTCCGTGAAGATCACGGTGAAGTGACAGGGGGCGCAAATGGAACTTACCTACGATGTAGCAAAGGAAAAAGGAAGCAGCCGTTATTTCGCCTATTCGGTGAAAACCCCGCATATCCCGGTTTTCGGTTCGCTGGGCGATAAGAAACACGCCCTTCACGTTGCCGCTGACTGTATGGGGATTTCATACAAGGATTATATGAAATTGCGAAGGAAAGCGGGGTGACAAAATGACAGGTGAAGATGTGAAGAAAATTCGTGTAATGAATGATCTTTCACAGGAAGAATTCGGTAAACGGATCGGGTTGTCGAAATCAGGCGTTTCCAACATTGAAAACGGTCAAAGAAAGGTGACTAAAAAAGTCGAAAAGATGATTGATATTATTTTCGGCAAAGATAAAACCCTGATTTTGGCAGATATGCCCCTTGATGAATTTTTAAGGAAGATACCGACAAAACGCTTGCTTGAAGAATTGGAAAGGCGGGTGAAGTAGTGGCAGAAGAAAAACTGTTTGAAGAACGGATCAAGAAATACTTTCATTCCGTGGGCATTTACCCGGCTGGTTATCCCACGGATAGAATGAAGGTTGAAATGGTCGGTTGGTACACCAAAATTTGGGGCGGCGGTTTTCAGAAATCAGGTATTCCCGATTTGATATGTTGCGTAAACGGGTTCACGCTGGCGGTGGAAATCAAGGCAACGAACGGCAGACCTTCCGAATTGCAAAAGCTGAATATCAGCCGGATCAACAAATCAGGCGGGATCGGGGTTTTCCTTTATCCCGAAGGGTTTGAACAGTTCAAGGAACTTGTAAAGGGGGTGATTGAGTGCAATTCTCACATTCAAGAATTGATATGTTTGAAAAGTGCAAACGCAAGTACAAAATGCGCTATTTGGACGGGATAACAACCGATCCACCTTCCGAACCTGACAACCCCCTGATTTTGGGGCAAGCGGTTCACACAGGCATTGCGCAAGGCGTGGAAGCGGCGATTCAGGAATACTTTTTCAGTTACCCCGTTATCACGGATGCCCACGTCAACGAAGCCTTGAAGTTGGAAGCGGTGATCCCAAAGGCGCAAGCGGCAATCCCGCCGCATGGCAAATTTGAAGTTGAAATTTCGGACAGCGATTTCCACGGGTTCATTGATTACCTTGTCCCGGTCGGTTACATGGCGAAAGAAGCGCCGCTGAACCCATACGGAAAGGATGTAAACCTGTTTGACCTGTACGATTTCAAGTATTCAAACAACGTCAACGGTTACAAACAATCGGGGCAGCTTCACGAATACAAGTATTTTTTTGAGAAGAACAACCCCGACAGCCGGATCAGGAATATGTATTTCGTATTTGTCCCAAAGGCAACGATCCGGCAGAAAAAGACCGAAACCCTTCAAGATTTCCGGGAACGTCTGATTTCCGAACTTGACGGGCTGGAAGTGAAGGTTGTTCAAATGTGGTTCAACCCTGATAAAGTGATTGAATTTGCATTGAACATAAAGGCGGCGAACGAAGAAACCGAATTCCCCGCCGAAAAAAGTTACTTATGCAGATATTGCGAATTTCAAGAATTTTGCGAGAAAGGATGGAGTTATTTTATGAAACTACCTGAAAACAAGAGAAGGAACATTGAAGCGGTCACAAAGCGGGTGATTTGGATTTACGGAGCGCCGTTTTGCGGCAAAACCACATTCGCAAACGGATTCCCTGATCCGCTCATGTTGAACACGGACGGCAATATCAAGTTTGTCGATGCCCCGTACATTCATATCAAGGATGAAGTTCGGGTTGAGGGCAGACAGACGAAAAGAACCCTTGCGTGGGACGTTTTCAAGGATGCCGTTTCCGAACTGGAAAAGAAAGATAATTCCTTCAAAACGATTGTGGTTGACCTGTTGGAAGATTTATACGAGCATTGCCGCCTGTATATGTATCAGCAGATGGGGATCACCCACGAAAGCGATGATTCCTTCCGTGCATGGGATAAGGTGCGGGGCGAATTCCTGAACACCCTGAAAAAGCTGATGAACCTTGATTACGAAAACATTATCCTGATTTCCCATGAGGACACCACGAAGGACATTACGAAGAAGGGCGGCGATAAGATCACAGCGATCAAGCCCAACTTACAGGATAAAGTTGCCGTGAAGGTTGCCGGAATGGTGGATGTGGTTGCCCGTATCGTTGCCGATGGGGACGTTCGTTCTTTCTGTTTCAAGTCGAACGAAGTGATTTTTGGCGGTGGGCGCTTAAAGGTGAACGCAAAGGATATTCCGCTTGATGTGAACGCCTTATTCGCCGTATATGACGAAGCAAACAAGGCAGCGGCGCACGGTGGCGCTGTTCCTACCCCCGCCCCGGCAGCTACACCCGGCAGAACTACCCGCAAGCGCACGGAAACCCCCGCCACGGGCGCAGATAAGCCGCAGGACAGCCCCGAAGCCGAAGGGACGGTAAACAATACCCCTGACGAAGAAACCACGCAGGAAGCCGCAGAAACGCCCGCAGAGAGCGAGCCGCAGCCGGAAGCGGAAAATCCCCCGATGAACCCGCCCGAAGCCCCGGCAGAGGATGAAAAGCCCCGCCGCAAGCGCAAGGCGAGAGAATAAGAAAGGACGGTATAAACATGGACAAAATGAAAGCGCTGGATGCCCTGTTGGGCTTGGGAATTTTGGGTTCGCTGTTTGACACCAACGGCGTAAAGCCCCCGGACATTGAGAAATTCAAGGCGCAAGCCGAAGCAAAACGGGCAGAAGCCCGCAAGAACGCAACGGATTTCATGTTGCGGGATGCTGACAGACAGGCGAAAGCAGCAAAGGCGTTATATGATGCCTTTATCGCACAGGGGTTCAGCGACACACAGGCGCTTGAACTGACGAAAACCACCCTTGAAAATAATTAAAAAGAAAGGTTAAAAAGGTGAATTATTATGGCTGGCAACATTTGGGACGAGTTCGACAAGAACATTGACACGGAAGGGCTTGCAAAGGACGTTGAAGAAGCCGCCGAAAACGGCGGGCGGCGTGAAGTTCCGCACGATACTTACGAAGTCGCAGTTACGAAGCTGGAATTGGTGAAATCCAAAAAGGGCGATCCGATGGTGACGTGCTGGATGAAAATCCTTGAAGGTGAGTACAAGAACAGCATGATCTTTATGAATCAGGTTGTGACACAGGGATTTCAGATTCACATTGTCAATGAGTTCATGCGGGCGCTGGTTGCGGAAATGGCTGATCCGATTGATATTACGTTCAAGACCTATTCGCAGTACGGCAACATGATTATGGACGTGATGGAAGCTATTGATAACAACTTTGAATACAAGGTTCGTTATTACGACAGCAAGGGATATAACGCCTTTGCAATCGAAGAAGTGTACGTTTTAGAGTAACACAGGGGGAAGCCGGGCGGTGGACAATTCCCCGCCCGGCGAATTCCCGTGAAAGGGGTGAAAACGGTTGCTATTCTATGATTTTGAAGTTTTCAAATATGACTGGCTGGTTGTGGTTATGGATATGACGGCGAAGAAAACCCATGTGATAATCAATTCCACGGAAGAACTTGAAACCTTATATAAAGCAAATCAGCGGGAAATTTGGTGCGGGTTCAATTCCCGGCATTACGATCAGTACATTTTGAAAGCGATCCTTTGCGGGTTCGATCCCAAAAAAGTAAACGATTATATCATTGTTCGGGGAAATCCGGGCTGGAAGTTTTCTTCCCTGTTCAATCAGTTCCCTTTGAACAACTACGATGTAATGACGAACATTGACCGGGGTTTGAAATCCTTTGAGGGGTTCATGGGTAACGACATAAAGGAAACAAGCGTTCCTTTCGACATAGACCGCCCATTGACAAAAGACGAAATCGCCGAAACCGTGAAATATTGCAAACACGATGTTGAACAAACAATTCAGGTGTTTTTGCGGCGAAAAGGCGATTTTGAAGCACACCTTGGGCTTGTAAAACTGGCGTGTGAAGGTAAACCCCTTGATCTTTCGCTGATTTCCAAAACCAAACCGCAGCTTTCGGCGATAATCCTTGATGCCACACAGCAGCCGCACGATGATGAATTTGATATTGACTTCCCTTGTTCAATGCGAATTCAAAAATATTCAGAGGTTGTGCGCTGGTATGAAAACCCGGAAAATCGCTGTTATCAAAAGAACGGGAAGAAAAATCAGCTTGACATAATGGTTGCGGGTGTTCCACACCAATTCGGATGGGGCGGTTTGCATGGTGCGCTGACGAAATACCACGGAACAGGTTATTTCCTGAACATGGATGTTGCTTCCCTGTACCCGTCTTTGATGATCCAATACAACCTTCACAGCCGAAACATGAGTGATCCGCAAAAGTACGTTCGGATTTATGAACAGCGGTTGAAGTACAAAGCGGAAAAGAACCCCTTGCAAGCGCCGTTGAAGCTGGTTTTGAATTCTACCTACGGCGTTATGAAGGACAAAAACAACGCCCTGTATGATCCATTACAGGCGAACAGGGTTTGCGTGTATGGGCAGCTTTTGATTTTGGATTTGGTCGAACACCTTGAACCTTATGCGGAAATCATTCAGAGCAACACGGACGGCGTTCTTGTAAAAATGCCGGAAGGACAGGATGAAGAAGTGTGGTTCAACCTGATTGATGATGTTGCCCACGAATGGGAAGTTAGAACCGGGTTGAAGCTGGAATTTGACGAATACCGGGAAATCTTTCAAAAGGATGTGAACAATTACATTATCCTTGATTCGTGGGGGCATTGGAAATCGAAAGGCGCTTATGTGAAAGAACTTTCCCCGCTGGATTACGATTTGCCGATTATCAATAAGGCGTTGGTTGAATTCATGGTTCACGGCGTTTCGGTGGAAAGAACCGTGCGGGAATGTGACGATTTGAAGGAATTTCAGCTTGTTTCCAAAATCAGCGGCAAATATACGCACATTCTTCACGGCAACAGGAAAATCAAGGAAAAGTGTATCAGGATATTTGCTTCAAAAAACCGTTCGGATGCGGGGGTGCAGAAAGTTCATGCGACAACGGGCAGACCCGCAAAGATACCCAATTCCCCGGAACATTGCTTCATTTTCAACGAAGAAGTGAACGGGGTGCGAGTTCCCGAACAGCTTGACAAACAATGGTACATAGACCTTGCGAAAAAACGATTGGAAGATTTCGGGGTGATATGATGGAACAGATTTTATATATCAAATGGGAAACCGGGTACATGAATATCAATATGGATCGGTTTTTCCCCTGTACGAAAGTAAAGTTCAATAAACTGTTGAAAGTTATTGAATTAGACTGGCAGCACAGGGACGAATTGCGGGAAACTTTGAAAGTTTACTTTCAAGAACGGATTCCGAACCTTCCGAAAGAAGCGGAAGAATTGCGGAACAAAGCCGCTACATATCGGATGAAAGCGGCAGACCTGAAAGAACAGATCAAAGCAGACCGCAAGGAACGGAAGAAAAAGGGGCTTGCCCCCGATCCTTTTAGCCGCCTTGAAGCGGAATATGAAAGTAATATCGTTCAGGCACAGACAGCGGAACGGGAAGCGAAGTATCTTCAACAGTCGAAAGCGAAATTTGAAGAATACTTGAAACTATTGTAAAGGGCGGTGATTGGATTTGTTCTTCAAAGGTTACGTTGAAACCAAAAACAAGAAATGCGTTGAAAAATTCAAGGGCAGATCAGATTTTAAAACCTTTGAACAGGTACAATCTTTGCCGGAATATGCCGGGGTTTTATCCCCTGATACAATTTTGGTCGATGTAGACGATTTCGACAGTTCCGAAATACTGTTCAAAGTAGTGCAAGAACATTCCCTTGCTTGCCGGGTTTATCGTACAAGCCGGGGAAAGCATTTCTTGTTCAAGAACAGCGGAGTACCAACAAACAAAACAGGTTGCAGACTGGCTATTGGTTTGACCGCTGATATAAAAATCGGTACACGGAATTCCTACGAAGTTTTGAAGTTTGACGGAAAAGACCGGGAAATTTTATACGATGCCGCTGAAAACGAAGAAGCACAGGCACTTCCCCGCTGGATGCACCCGGTAAAATCAAACATGGAATTCCTGAACATGGATGCCGGGGACGGCAGAAATCAAAGCCTGTTTAATTACATTCTGACCTTGCAAAGCAACGATTTTTCCGTTGAAGAAGCAAGGGACACAATCAGGATCATAAACCGTTTTGTGCTGAAAGTTCCGCTTTCTGACGATGAAATCAACACGATTTTAAGGGATGATGCCTTTAAGAAGCCCGTTTTCTTCATGGGTTCAACCTTCCTGTTTGATAAGTTCGCAACATTTTTGAAGAACAATCAGCACATTATCAAGATCAATAATCAATTACACCTTTACCGAAACGGCATTTACATTTCCGGCGAAAGTGAAATTGAAAGCGCTATGATCCAACACATACCACAGTTAAACAGAGCGAAGCGGACGGAAGTTCTTGCTTACCTGAATATTCTGATCCGGGACAACACACAGCCGGAAGATGCCAATTTAATAGCCTTTGAAAACGGCTTATATAACATTTTGGACGATTCTTTCATACCGTTTACCCCGGAACACATTATCACGAATAAAATCATGTGGAAGTACAACCCCGATGCTTATTCAAAGGTTGCGGACGATACCCTGAACCGCCTTTCTTGCAATGATCCGCAAGTTCGGGCGCTGTTGGAAGAAGCGATTGGATATTGCTTTTACCGCAGAAACGAATTGGGGCGGGCGTTTATCTTGATCGGCGATAAGAGCAACGGCAAAAGTACCTTCCTTTCGATGGTTCAGAATTTACTTGGGGAACAGAACATTGCTTCCCTTGACCTGAAAGAACTTGGGGACAGGTTCAAAACCGCAGAGCTATTCGGCAAGCTGGCAAATATCGGCGATGACATAGGGGATGAATTCATTGCCAATGCTTCAATTTTCCGCAAGCTGGTTACGGGTGACAGAGTATCAGCCGAACGCAAAGGGCGTGATCCTTTCGAGTTCAACAATTATTCAAAGTTCCTGTTTTCAGCGAACAACATTCCCCGCATTAAGGACAAAACCGGGGCGGTTCAGCGGCGTTTGGTTATCATTCCATTCGATGCAACCTTTTCAGCGGATTCCCCGGATTTTGACCCGTATATCAAATATAAGCTGAAATCCGCTGAATGTATGGAATACCTGATCCGCTTGGGGCTTGACGGTTTGAAGCGTGTTATGACGAACCGCAAATTCACCGTTTCCACCCGTGTTCAAAAGGAAATGGATGAATACGAAGAAAACAACAATCCGATTTTGGGATTTTTTCGGGAATGTGAAGATGAAGATTTCCAAATCGAAAACGAGCCTACGAACAAGGTTTACAAGCGTTATCAGGAATATTGCCTTGCGAACAGCTTGCAGCCCATGAGTAACATTGAATTTTCAAAGCAAGTGAACAGAATTCTTCATTTCAAAGTGGTTGATAAAACCATGAAAAACAAGAAATACAGGATTTTTGTTCGTGCGGATTAAGGAAGGTGAATTCTTTGAATGAACAGAGAGAGAGAGAGAGAGATCGGAAAGTAAAGATTGGACAGGCAATCAAAGAACGGTTTATACAACTTTGGGCGCTTCCAACCACACCGACAAGGAACGGCAGCGGCACGATTATTACGCAACTGAACCCCGTGCGATGGAGTTATTGCTTGCGGAAGAACAGTTTGCCCCGGTTATATGGGAATGTGCTTGCGGCGAAGGGCATTTGTCAAAGGTGCTTGAAGCACACGGGTTCGAGGTTATCAGCACCGATTTGATTTACCGGGGATTCGGCGATCCTGAACCGCTGGATTTCCTGAAAGATACGCTTGAAGATTTTGAAGGGGATATAATCACAAATCCACCTTACAAATACGCCCTTGAATTTATCCAACGGGCGCTTGAAAGCGTACAGACGGGAAGGAAGGTTGCAATGTTCTTGAAGCTGACTTTCCTTGAAGGGAAGAAGCGAAAAGAATTCTTCCTACATAACCCGCCGAAAACAATATATGTGAGTTCTTCCCGCTTGAATTGCGCTATGAACGGCAATTTTGAAAAGTACACTTCAAATAATGCGATTTGTTATGCGTGGTTCGTTTGGGAAAAGGGCTTTCGGGGTGATCCCGTGATTAAGTGGATAAATTGAAAGGGGCAGCGAATGAACAGAAATCCATATTACAACAATGAAGGTTATCCCGATCCAACGGCATATTACGGAACAAAGGACGTTATCAAGGAAGATGCCGAACTGGAACGGAAAACCGGGGAGCTGATTAAAGTTCTAAAATTCATTATTCGTTCAGCGGGTTTTGAACTGATTGAACGAATTGCAATCAAAGACACGAAAACAGGAAGGGAGTTCAGATAACATGAAAGAAATCAATTTTTTCAGCGAACAGGATCGAATTGAACAGTTCAACAAAACGATGTGTTATTGTATGCCGGACAGATTCAAGCGTGAATTCGTGGACGATTTGCGGGGCATGGGATTTTTTACCGCCCCCGCTTCCATTCACCACCACGGCGCTTATGAAGGGGCGCTGTTCGATCACAGCTTGACCGTGGCGAATTCCCTTTTGTCGCTTACAAAGCGACTTGAATTGAAATGGAAGGACGGGCGAAGCCCGCTGATTGTGGGAATGTTTCACGATCTTTGCAAAGTGGACAACTACCACAAAACCGAAAATGAAGCGTGGGAATACAACAATGCAACCCTTCTTCCCGGACACGGCGAAAAATCCGTGATTATGCTTCAAAGGTATATGCAGCTTACGGAAGAAGAAATGTATTGTATCAGGTGGCACATGGGCGCTTTCGATGAAAAAGAGAACTGGAACAGTTATGGAAGGGCTTGCACCCAATTCCCGAACGTGCTTTACACCCACACAGCGGATATGATTGCCGCCCGTATTTTGGGGGTGTGATTATGGAATGGTTATCAGGTGATTTCATTCGGGGATATACGAAAGCGATTAAGGATATTGAAGATGTTTTCGTATATGTGCAGTACGATTTGACACAGCATAAAAAGCGGTTCAATTTCAAGCTGATTATTCGCTTGCTTGAACTGTTCTTGAATAACAGGGCGAATTTCAGAGAAAACCGGGACGGCTTTATCAGATGGAACACGAAATTGAACAATCTTGAATTTTTTGAAAGGGGTGCTGAACATGAGTAAATTTTATAACGGAATTATGGGGCTGGTTGTGGGCGATGCGTTGGGCGTTCCCGTGGAATTTCGGAAGCGTGATACCTACGAAGTGACGGATATGATCGGGTTCGGAACATACAATCAGAAACCCGGTACATGGTCGGATGATAGCAGCTTGACCCTTGCAACGGTTGAAAGCATGGGACGAATGGGCAAGGTTGATCCGATGGATATTATGAAAAACTTTCTTGATTGGCTTGAAGATGGCTGGTTCACGCCTTACGGGGATGTTTTCGATGTGGGCGGCGCTACACGTCGGGCAATCACCCGCTTTGCCAAAGGTACGAAGCCACTTGATTGCGGCGGTAAAACCCGCATGGACAACGGGAACGGGGCTTTGATGCGTATTCTTCCCGTGGCGATGTTGCCCGACAACGGCGATAAACAGGCGCAAATTCTGAACGTGGCACACCTGACACACGCACATTTCATTTCCGATTTCGCTTGTATGATTTATACGGCGATTGTGGAAAACCTTATGAAAGGAAGCCCGAACGATATTGCCGTGCTTGCGGGAATTCAGCGCTACAAAGAACAGTTTGATAATGTTTCAATGCTTTCGGAGTTCGGGAAGCTGGAACAAATTGAATGGTTGGAACGGACGTTCGTAAAATCTTCCGGCTATGTGGTTGACACGCTGGAAGCGGCGCTTTGGTGCTTCCTGAATACCGAAACATATCGGGATTGCGTTCTTGCCGCCGTGAACTTGGGCGAAGATACCGACACCGTGGCGGCAGTTGCGGGCGGGCTTGCCGGGATTTATTACGGCACAGGCGGCGAAGCCGGAATTCCTGAAAGTTGGATTGAACAGATTGCCCGCATGGACTGGATCAAGGAAATTTGCGACAGAATTGAAAGTTAATTTTCAAAAAGTCAAGTTGCAATTCAAGATAAATTCAAGTTGTTGTTGGTTATCTTGAATTGTAAAAAGCCCCGAAAACATAAGGTTTTTTCGGTTTAATTCAAGATAAGTCAAGATAAAATCAACTTCTCTATAAGAAGTAAAACAACGGTAAATTACGATGTTTCGCAAAAATAAAGAATATAATGGAATTATCTTGACTTACTTGAATTATGATCCCCTTGACAAGTCAAAACGCCTTATTTTATCGGGGTTTTTCATAAGTCAAGATACCATTCAGGTTCAGGGAAGATCATTCAAGATGAAGAAAGGAAGTTGTACCCATGAAAGCGAAAGACTATTTGAAGCGCTTGAAGCGCCTTGACACGATAATAAAACAGAAACAGCAGGAAATAACAGACTTGCGCTTGACCGCAAGCAGCACAGGGGGCTTTGACTATTCAAAAGAACGTGTGCAGTCAAGTCCTTCCGGGGATGCGCCTTTCGTGCGCCCGGTGCTGAAAATCATAGAACTTGAACAGCAGATCAACGCTGAAATTGACAGGTACGTTGAAGAAAAGCATAAAATCATAAACGAAATACAGGGCTTGCAAGATACCCGATATGTTGAAATCCTGTTCCGGCGATATGTAGAATTCAAATCCCTTGAAACGATTTCCGTTGAACTGAATTATACATATCAGTACGCAAGGGAACTTCACGGCTATGCGTTGCAGGATTTTCAAAGAACCTACAACACCCTATTGAAAACCTACACCCCGAAATGATATTCTATAAGATGAAAAATCGTCTTATGAAAGGCGATTTTTCCTTTTTGTTCCCCCGGAAGGGCGCTCATAGGCACGGAAACAGGGCAACCGTGCTGACCTCCTACCTTCCGGGGGGACTTCTTTGTGACACGAAAGCCTTTGCGATAGTAGGGACTGAAAAAAGGAATGGAGTAAAATTTTTGAATGAATTTGAACGAAAGGGGGAAGTGTGTGTGCTAAATTCAAAACAGAAAAAATGTATTGAATTGTTAGTTGCCGGAGATAGAACGCAAAAACAGATTGCGGAAACCCTTCATGTGACGGAAGCAACAATCTGTAATTGGAAGAAGAACGAAGAATTCATTTCGGAATACACTTCTTTCCTGAAAAGCAGCATGAAAGACGTTGCCGCAAAAGCGTTCAATACTGAAATATCGTTGTTAAAGGCAAGAAGTGAAATGGTTCGTCTTATGGCGGCGAAAGATATTCTTGACCGTGCGGGATTCAAGCCGGATGATAACGTGAACCTGATCGGAAGCGGTACGGTGGTGATTGTCGATGATTGCAACCAATAAAGAACCCCCGTCAAAGGTTTTCGGTGGCGGCTATAACGAATTTCTTTCCTACAAAGGGCGTTACAGAGTTTGCAAGGGAAGCCGTGCAAGCAAGAAATCCAAAACAACGGCGCTGAACCTGATTTTCCGCATTATGAAATATCCCGATGCGAACGCCCTTGTTGTGCGTAAAGTTTACCGAACATTGAAAGATTCGTGTTTTACTGAATTGCGCTGGGCGGTTTATCGCTGGTGTGAATGTTTAGGAATAAGCCCTTCCCGATGGGAAATCAAAGAAAGCCCGCTTGAATTCACCTATACGAACAATGACGGGAATAAACAGAAAATCTATTTCCGGGGGCTTGATGATCCGCTGAAAGTAACGTCAATCACGGTCGAACACGGTTATTTGTGCTGGATGTGGATTGAAGAAGCATACGAGATCGGCAAGGAAGATGATTTCAACATGCTTGATGAATCCATTCGTGGCGCTATCCCGGAAGAAACAGGGCTGTTCAAACAAATCACCCTGACGTTCAACCCGTGGAATGAACACCATTGGATTAAAGCCCGTTTTTTTGACAACCCTGACGATGAAACCCTTGCAATGACAACGAACTACCTTTGCAATGAATGGCTGGATGCAGCCGATTTGAAGGTGTTTGAAACAATGCGCCTGAACAACCCCCGCCGTTACCGTGTGGCGGGCTTGGGTGATTGGGGCATTGTGGAAGGGCTGATTTTTGAGAATTGGGAAGAAAAGGCGTTCGATATTGACAAGGTTCGGAAGATGGCAAGCGTGAAATCCGCTTTCGGGCTGGACTTTGGATATACAAACGATCCTTCCGCTTTCTTTTGCGGCTTGATTGACGTTACCGCAAAAACGATATGGGTTTTCGATGAAATCTATAAAAAGGGCATGAGTAACGAAGCGATATATGCGGAAATTACGAAAGCCGGATATGCAAAAGAGAAAATCCGGGCAGATTCAGCCGAACCGAAATCCATTGATCGCCTGTATGATTTGGGGCTTTCCCACATTCACAGAGCGAGAAAGGGCAAAGACAGCATAAACAACGGCATTGATTATATACAGGATTTCCACATTATTGTTCACCCCCGGTGCGTGAACTTCCTGACGGAAATATCAAACTACACTTGGGACACGGACACAAAGACCGGGAAGCGCCTGAATAAGCCGATTGACGATTTTAACCATTTGATGGATGCGATGCGCTATGCGCTGGAAGATTTCAGCAAAGGCGAAGCGTTCAGTTTTGAGTAAAAATAACACGTTAGTAACAAAAAGCCTTGAAAACCCCGTGTTTTCGGGCTTTTGTCATTATTACACGATAGAAAGGGGTGAAAAAGTTGAATGTGCTTGAACAGACCTTGAACAAGATTTCCAACTTTGTTCTTTTCGGGTTCAAATCGAATATGAACAACAAAGAATTTCTTGAACAGCAGATTATGCGCTGGAAGGGTTCACCGGAAAGGATCATGCAGATCAAAGGGCAGCTTTACTATCAGAACGAACACGATATTCTTTCCCGCAAGCGTACAATGATCGGCGAGGGCGGCAAGCTGGAAGTTGTTGAAAACTTGCCCAACAATCAGATCATAGATAATCAGTACGCAAAGATGGTGAACCAAAAGGCAGATTACCTGTTGGGACAACCCTTTGCTATCGAAGGAAAAAATGAATTGTATGTTGAACTTTTGAAAGAAGTTTTCAATAAGCGCTTCATGCAGACCTTGAAGAATGGCGGCAAGGCGGCGTTAAATCATGGCATTGCGTGGCTTTATCCGTATTACGACAAGAACGGCGAATTCCGCTTCCGTCTGTTCCCCGGTTATGAAATCCTTCCGATTTGGGAAGATAGCGAACACACGATTTTAGCCGGGGCAATTCGGCTTTATTTGGTGGCGGGGTATGACGGTATCACGCCCGTTATCATTGAAAAGGTGGAAGTGTACGATTTACAGGGAATTCATTGTTATATTCTTGATGGAAACGTGCTGATCCCTGACCTGACCGTTGAAGAACAGGATTGCGCCTACGTTATGAGTGGCGGCAAGCCGCTGAACTGGCAGCGTGTTCCGCTGATCCCATTAAAGTACAATGAACAGGAAATCCCCCTGTTGAAAAAGGTGAAATCCTTGCAGGATGGGATCAATGTTATGCTTTCGGACTTCACAAACAGTATGCAGGAAGATGCCCGAAACACAATCCTTGTTCTGAAAAACTACGATGGGCAGGATTTGGGCGAATTCCGGCGCAACCTTGCCACATTCGGGGCGGTCAAAGTTCGCTATGACGGCGAAACGAAGGGCGGCGTTGAAACCCTTGAAATCACCGTGAACGCCGAAAATTACAAAGCGATTGTGGAGATTTTCAAAAAGGCGTTAATTGAAAACGCTATGGGTTACGATGCGAAGGATGATCGGCTTTCCGGCAACCCGAACCAAATGAACATTCAATCCATGTATTCAGATATTGATTTGGATGCGAACGATATGGAAACGGAGTTGCAAGCGGCTTTTGAAGAAATCCTTTGGTTCGTCAATGCTCACCTTGCCAATACCGGGCGGGGGAACTTTGAAAACGAAGATGTGAATATCATTTTCAACAGGGATATTCTTATCAATGAATCCGAAGTGATTGACAATATCGGTAAATCCGTTGGTATTCTTTCGGACGAAACCCTGATTGCAAATCACCCGTGGGTTGACGATCCCGCCGATGAACTTGACAAGCTGGAAAAGCAGAAAGAAAAGGAACAGGAAGAAGCCCTTGCGCAACAGTATGATCCATTCGGGCAGCCGAAGCAGCCGAACAGCCCGCCGCAAGGTGGAAACGGCGGTGATCCGAAATGAAAAACGCCGATTATTGGGCGCAGCGGTTCACACAGCTTGAAGATGCCCAAAACCAACAGGGCGCAGATGCCTTGAAGAAGATTGAAGCGCAGTACAGGCAAGCCCAAAAGCAACTTGAAGCGCAGATTTCAACATGGTATCAGCGGTTTGCAAAGAACAACGGGATCACCCTTGCGGAAGCCCGGCAATGGCTGACTGGGAAAGACCTGAAAGAATTTAAGTGGGACGTTCAGGATTATATCAAGTATGGGCAGGATAACGCTTTATCGGGCGGCTGGATGAAGGAACTTGAAAACGCTTCCGCAAAGTACCACATTTCAAAGCTGGAAGCGCTGAAAATCCACACCCAACAGAGCCTTGAAAGTTTATTTTCAAAACAGGGCTTGACCGTTTCCGGGGCGCTTTCCGATGTTTACACTTCCGGCTATTATCACACGGTTTACGAACTTCAAAAGGGGTTCAATATCGGGTGGGATATTGCCGGTATAGACGAAGCACAGCTTGAAAAGGTACTTGCCAAACCGTGGGCGGCTGACGGGTACAATTTTTCTGAACGGATTTGGAAGAACAAAGACAAGCTGATTTCAGAGGTTCACAACGAACTTTCACAGAATATCATGCTTGGGGCTGATCCGCAAAAGGCGATTGATGCGCTTGCGAAGAAGATGAACACTTCAAAGCACAACGCCGGGCGGCTGGTTATGACGGAAGAAGCCTACTTTTCTTCTACGGCGCAGAAAGAAGCGTTTCAGGAATTGGGCGTTGAACAATTTGAAATCGTGGCAACGCTGGATTCCCACACTTCCGAAATTTGCCGCATAATGGACGGAAAGCATTTTCCCATGACTGATTTTCAGCCGGGGGCAACCGCCCCGCCCTTTCACGTTTATTGCCGTTCAACCACAGTTCCCTATTTTGACGATGATTTCGGGCAGATTGGGGAACGTGCGGCAAGGGACGAAGAAACGGGCAAAACGTATTATATCCCGGACGATATGAAATATCAGGATTGGGAAGATACGTTCGTGAAGGGCGGCGATAAATCCGGGTTTGATGTGCTGGACGATGGTTCGGCGCTTCACTACTCACACCACAAAGAGCCTGAACCCGAAGCCCCGCCGAAGGAAAAGAAGGTGTATTTGACCGAAAAGAAGCTGAATTCCCTGATTGCGGATGCCGATGTGCAGCTTGAAGATTTGGAAAATCAGTTCAAAACCGTTTCGGGCGGTTGGACGTATGACGAAGCAATCAAAGATTTCGGCAGCTTGGAAGATTTCACAGACGGGGACGATTTGACGAAGCTGAAAGACCTTCATTCGCAAATGGAAGCCCTTGCAAAGCAAAAAGAAGAATGGACGGTGAAGTTGAATGAAAAGCTGATTGCCAAACAGAAAAAAGCCCTTGCGAAAGAACAAATTGACCTTGAAGCCCAAAAAGCAGCCCTTCAACAGCAGCTTGACGATTTTGAAATCAAAACCTATTCGGGGATTTGGTATAACAAGGACGTTACAACCGCTGATTGGGCGGGCTTGAACATTCAGGGCAAAAAACAGTTCTACGAAGGGAAGTTCATTACCGAAACAGACCCCGACAAGATGAAGGAATTTCAAGAACTGTATAAACAGGTGCAGGAACTTGATACCGAAGGAAAGGCGTATCACGATATTCAAGCGGAACTTCAAAAAGTTCAATCGCAAATTCAGAAAGTTCAAAGCGATTTGCAAAAACTTGAAAACGGTGGTATAATGGATGCGGTGGATGATGCGTTCACGCAAGCCCGCAAGGATGCGGCTATGTGGGCGAAAAGCACACAGGAAGCCGATAAACAGTTGCGGAAGGTGTGCGGGGACGTATGGCAAGCCGCAAGCCGCACGGAAAGACACGCTATATACGATTATACTTCCGGTTCAGGCAAGTTCAACCGCCCGCTTTCAGGTTTTCAAGGCGGGTGGGGCAGCTACAACAATAAAGGCGTTGGAAATGTCGATCTGAACTACGAAGGGGCATACAAAGAGATTAAGAGCATGACGGATATAATCAGTAAATCTACTTATGATTTCGATGTATGGTTGCAGCGTGGTTGTGGTACGGAAGCGATTGAAAGTTTTCTTGGGTTGCCAAACGGTACGTTGGGCAGAATGACCCACGATCAACTTCAACAGTTCGTTGACCGTGAAAGCAGAATTTTTTCTTTCACTTCAACAGGCGTTGCCAAAGGCAAGGGCTTTTCCGGCAATGTGATTATGAACATATACGCCCCAAAGGGTACGCAAATGATGTATGCCGAACCGTTTTCCGCTTTCGGTAACGGTGGCGGTAAATCATGGAACGGCATTGACCCACAATCAACATTCGGGTACGAAAGCGAAATGATTATCCAGCGTGGCGCATATTACCGTATTACGAAGATTGAGAAATCGAACGGTACGATCTACATTGATTTGGAAGTTCACCCCGAAAAAGGTTACGAATTTGTTGAAGATATGCCGGGATATAAAGGAAGTAGGTGATTGAATGGCTGATTCCCGATCAAAAGATTTGAACGGTGAAGTGTTCGGGTGCAAACAGGTAAATGCTTTATGGTGTGAAACCTGTATTTTCGCCGAAACAAGAGAGCCGTTCGGCAGACTTCCAAAATTGGGGGTTTGCAAGGTTTTCAAAAGCAAGCCGGAAGAAGTTCTTTTTGACGGCGCACGATGCGAGTTCTATGAACAGGAAAAACGCAGGAAATAAAGCACTTTTTGAAAGTTCACTTTCAAGGGGTGCTTTTTTCATGCTCATTTTTCAAAAATTCGTCTTTTTTGCATTGCAGACGGTAAAGAACAAGATTCATTCGTGGTTCGTCACCCACGGAAAACAACGTAAATGAAAGGATGGTTCGATTATGAAGAAAGAAGATTTACTTGGAATGGGCTTGACGGAAGATCAGGCAAAGAAGGTTATGGATTCCCTTGATGGGGATTTCGTGACAAAGGCAAGGTTCAACGAAGTCAACGAAGAATTGAAAACGGCGAAGAAGTCTGTTTCCGACAGGGATAAACAGCTTGAAGATTTGAAGAAATCCGCTGGTGACAACACAGCGTTGACACAGCAGATCGCAGACTTGCAGAAAGCAAATGCGGATCAGCAGAAAGCCCATGAACAGGAAATCGCAGCGTTGAAGTTCAACAATGCCGTGGAAATGGCGCTGACCGGGGCAAAGGCAAAGAATATCAAGGCGGTTCGTGCTATGCTGGACGACACCAAAATTAAACTTGGTGAAGATGGCAAGCTGACCGGGTTTGACGAACAGATTGAAGCCCTGAAAAAGTCGGATGGTTATATGTTCGATGTTCAGCAGCAGACCGGGCAGCAGTTTACGGGTTTTCAACCCGGTGCTTCAACAACCGTTCCGAATTCCACACAGGCAGGATATGAAGCCCGCCTTGCGGATGCCCGGAAGAACAATAACCAATTAGAGGTTATCAAAATCAAACAGGAAGCGGCGAATGACGGCGTTATCCTGATGTAAACAACAAAGAAAGGTTAAGGTGAAAAAATTATGGCACAGGTACAGGGTATCGGTACTACTTGGAATTTGCCCAACTATGCGGGCGAACTGTTTACCGCTGACCCCACGCAGACCCCGTTTCTTTCCATGATCGGCGGGCTGACCGGGGGCAAGCAGACGAACAACTTTGAATTTCCTACGGCGGTTCTTTATGACTTCCCGCCCGCTGGACAGCCGGAAATTTCCGAAATGGATTCCGCTGTTGCCCCGAAAGCGTCCCACATTGCAAGGGAGCAGGAAAAGAACGTGGTTCAGATTCATCAGGAAGTGATTGATCTGACGTATGCGAAGCAATCCAACACGGGCAGAATGTCCGGGCTGAATACCGCTGGGCAGCAGGCGAACCCCGGCGATGAAAAGGCATGGCAGATTCAGCAGAAACTTATCAAGATCGCCCGTGACGTGGAATATTCCTTCATTCAGGGCAAGTATCAGATTTCCACGGGTGCGGACGTTGCGAACAAAACCCGTGGTATGCTGGAACTTTGTTCTTCCCCTACTGGAAACCACATTGCGGCGGGCGGCGAAGTTCTTAGCAAAGATATGCTGGATCAGCTTTTCCGTGATATGGCGGGCAACGGCGCTTATTTCGGCAGGATGGTTCTTTTCTGTAACGCTTTTCTGAAACAGGCAATTACAAACCTGTATGCGGATCAGTTCAAGGCGAATATGCAGACTACGCAGAACGTGGGCGGCATGAATATCACCGAAATTGAAACTGACTTCTTCAAGATGGGCGTTGTTTGGGATCGCTTTATGCCGTCCGATGCGATTCTGATTGCGGACGTGGCGCACATTGCCCCCGTATTTCAGGCTGTTCCCGGCAAGGGCGTTCTTTTTGAAGAGCCGCTTGCGAAGGTGGGCGCTTCCGACAAGGTTCAGATTTACGGGCAGATTGGACTTGCCCACGGTCCGGCGTTCCTTCACGGTGCGATTACCGGGCTGAAAGCACAGGGAACAAAGAGGGTATATGCCCCCGGCTTGGGTAAAAATCCTGGCGATGGGCTGACCGCTTACGGCGGGAAGAAGGAAAGTGATCTTGTAAAGGGCATGAAGATTAACGCCGATTGCGAGGTTACAGGCGAGTTCCAGCACGTTACCGATTATTCTTCCCTGTTCGGCAAGGGAACGGATAAGGACGGGTATTTCTTCCCGTTCGAGGTAACGCAAAGCGGCGAAACCCTAACGATCAAGACGAACGGCAACACGAAGGAAAAATCCGTCCCGCTTGCCGATAACAGGCTGAACGTGGTTCGCCTTACGAAGAAAGCAGATTCCGAAGTTGAATTCCTTGTTGATGATATTTCTATCGGCAAGTTCACGTTCAGGGGCGCTACGTTCGCAGAGTAAAGGCGGTGATTTCCAATGCTGGATAAGGTAGAACAGCGTTTGAAGTCGTTCGGGTATGAAATGAAAGATGGCGATGAAGCTATTTTGAAGTTTTGTATTCAAAAAGTCGAATGGACAATTAAGAACGATTGCAATGTTGCAGCTATCCCCGCCGGGTTGGAATGTATCGCTATTGATATGGCAGTCGGTGAATTTCTCACGGCGAAGAAAGCATTTTCACCGGGCGATATTACAGGGCTTGATTTAGATTATGCGGTGAAGCAGATACAGGAAGGGGACACCAACACCGTATTTGCAACCGGGGAAGCGAGTTTGACCCCCGAACAGAGGTTGAACGCTTTCCTGAATTATCTTCTTACTTACGGACGGGATCAGTTTTCGTGTTATAGGCGGTTGAGATGGTAAAGGCGATTGAAGCCGCACGAAAGGCGGCACGGCGGGCGCAAGAAATCACCTACGAAGGGGTTTGCACCGTCTATGAATACCAAACTATCAAAGACACAGACACGAAGTTGACCCATGAAGAAGAAATTGCCGTAATTGAAGATCAGCCCTGTAAATTGTCCTTTGAGAAGTTGAACGCCGTGGTTCAAACCGAAACCGCAGCGGCAATCGCACAGGGCTTGAAACTGTTCCTTGCGCCGGAAATCCATATAAACGGGGGTTCAAAGATTGTTGTAACGCAAAACGGCGTTACAGGGGAATATTCCACAAGCGGCGAACCCGCTATTTATCCAACACATCAGGAAATCATGCTTGAACTGTTCAAGGGGTGGGCTTGATGGCGCAGATGGGCAGCTTTTCGGCGGCTGGTTTGAAAAAACTTCAAAAGCAGTTGAACAAAATTCAGCAAGGCAATGTTGAAGCGTTCATTGAAGAATGTGCGAAGGAACTTGCCGCCCGGTTGCTTGCCAAAGTCATAAAGCGAACGCCCGTGGGGGTTTATCCCAAAAGCACAGGTAAAAAAGGCGGCACATTACGGCGTGGGTGGACTTCAAACACCCACGAAGAAGCCGCAAGCGGTGGGAGCGGCAATGCGAAAGCGTATGCCGATTCCCTTGAAATCAAACACAACGGGAACACGCTTGTTATTGAGATTGTCAACCCGGTCGAATATGCTTCTTATGTGGAGTTTGGACACCGAACGGCAAATCATAGCGGGTGGGTTCAAGGTCGGTTCATGCTGACGATTTCCGAACAGGAGATTCAGCAAATCGCCCCGAAAGTGCTTGAAGCAAAGATAAAGAAGTATTTGGGGGAATGTATGAAATGACTATCAATTCAATAATTGACGGGATCAGCGTTGCCCTTGATGCGGAATTCAATGCGGAAAGCGAAGAATACACGATCAGGGCGAACGAGTTGAAGCAAGGTTTGAAAGAGCCTTGTTTTTTTATTTCCTGTATCAATCCCACGTTCAGGCTGTTTTTCGATAAACGGTACTTCCGGGAAAATCCGTTCTGTATTCAGTATTTCCCGAAAAGCAGGAACAAGGCGAAAGAAGAATGTAACGATGTTGCGGATCGCCTGTTCCTTGCGTTGGAGTATATCACGGTTGACGGTGATTTGACGATGGGAACAAAAATGAACAGCGAATTCGTTGACGGGGTTTTGAACTTCTTTGTGAATTACGATGCTTTCGTGTATATCAGGAAGGACGAACCCCCGATTATGGAAGCGCTGACACACGACACAACGGCGAAAGGATAGGTGAAAACGAATGGCAACAAAAAAGCCCGCAGCCGCAAACGCAAAGAAACCTGAAATTGTTGAAAGTAAATTTTCAAAAAATCAGTTGCTTGCGGCTGACCGTTTCCGGGACAGGCGGGATATTCTGACCGCCCTTCTTTCCCCGGATGAAACGTACACGGTTAAAGCCGTGGAACAGATGATTGAAAATTATTTGAAAGGACAGGTGAAATAAAATGGCATTAGGTGGCGGAACTTTTGTTTTGCAGAATAAGGAATTGCCGGGCGCTTATATCAATTTCGTTTCGGCAGCTTCCGCAAACCCCGCCCTTGCGGACAGGGGCATTGCAACGATGCCCCTTGAACTTGATTGGGGCGTGGACGGCGATGTTTTTGAAGTCACCAACGGCGATTTCCAGAAAAACAGCCGTGAAATTTTCGGGTATGATTACACCCATGACAAGCTGAAAGGGTTGCGTGATCTTTTCCTGAACGCTCAAACCCTTTACGCTTACAAGCTGACTTCCGGCAGCGATGGCAAGAAAGCAAGTAACGATCTTGCGGAAGCCCTGTATATCGGGATTCGTGGCAACGATCTGAAAATTGCTATTCAGAAAAACGCCGATGATGAAAGCCTGTATGACGTTCAGACGATTCTTGACACGGCGATTGTGGATGTTCAGACCGTTGCAACGGCTGACGAACTGACCCCGAACGCCTTTGTGAAGTTCAAGATTGAGGAATTGCAGGAAAGTTCCATCACGGCGGCAACCCCGCTGACGGGCGGCGCAAACGGCAAGGTTGACGGTAACGCACATCAAGCGTATTTGGATGCAATCGAAGCCTACACCTATAACACTATGGGCGTTGTGGTTGAAGATGATACCACGAAGGGGCTTTATACGGCGTTCAATAAGCGCTTGCGTGACGAAATGGGTATCAAGTTCCAGTTGGTTGTTTATCAGAAAGCCGCTGACTATTACGGCACGATCAATGTGAAGAACAAAACGCTGGATGCAGGATATTCCCCGGCAAGCCTTGTTTATTGGGTGACTGGCGTTGAAGCGGGTTGTGCGGTGAACCGTTCCGTGCAGAACCGCATTTATGACGGTGAATTTACCGTTGATACGAAGCTGACCCAAAATCAGCTTATTCAGGCAATCAAGGCGGGCGAATTCACGCTTCATAAGGTGGGTTCGGATGTCCGTGTGTTGAGTGATATTAACAGCATGGTTACTACTTCCGACACACAGGGCGATATTTTCAAGGACAATCAGACGATCCGTGTTATCGATCAGATCGGCAACGATATTGCCGTACTGTTCAATACAAAGTATCTTGGAGTTGTCCCGAACGATAACGCCGGGCGTGTTTCGCTTTGGTCGGATATTGTGAAGCACCACGAACAGCTTCAGGAAATCCGTGCGATTGAGGATTTCAAGGACACGGATGTTACCGTTGAACAGGGCAACACGAAGAAATCCGTGGTTGTCAACGATTATGTGACGGTTGTAAATGCGATGGATAAGTTGTATATGACCGTCACCGTGGCGTAAAGAAAGGGGTGAAACACAATGGCTAATGTTACTATGAAAGCAAAGGACAGCGTTTTTGCGGCGCTGGCTGAATGTTTCGTAACGATTGGAACACGCCGCTATAACTTCATGCAGGCTATCAACCTTGAAGCGAACTTTGAGAAGAACAAAACGGAAGTTCCGATTTTGGGCAAAACTGGCAAGGGAAACAAGGCAAGCGGTTGGAGTGGCACGGGTTCGGCAACCTTCCATTACAACACTTCCATTTTCCGGCAGATGATGCAGCAGTACAAGGACACGGGCGAGGATATTTATTTTGAAATTCAGATTTCAAATGAAGATCCCACGTCCGCAGCCGGGCGGCAGACGATGATCCTTATGGATTGCAACATTGACGGCGGCATTTTGGCGAAATTTGATGCGGACGGCGAATACCTTGATGAAGATATGGATTTCACGTTCGAGGATTTCAAGATGCCCGAAACTTTCAAGGATTTGGAAGGTTTTCTGACGAACTAAACCCGATATACCCGAAGCGGCGAAAACCCCGTGCGTGGGCGTTATATACGCTCATATACGGGGTTTTATGCCGTGGGTAATAAACTGTAAAGGAGAATAAAACAATGTCTAAATTTGCGAAATTTATGAAGTCGAACAAGACCGTGAAAGAGAACGGTTTTTACGCCGCAACTTCTTCCCTTTGTGACGAGAACGGGAAGCCCCTTGAATGGGAGTTCAAACATATCACTTCCAAAGAAAACGAAGATATTCGTGAAGCCTGTACGATTGATGTTCCCGTGACGGGCAAGCCGAATATGTTCAGACCGAAGCTGAAATCAGCCCTGTATATTCAGAAAATGATTTCCGCTTCCGTGGTTATGCCTGATCTGTACGATGCCGAATTGCAGGATTCCTACGGCGTGAAAACCCCGGAAGATTTGCTTTTGGCTATGGTTGACGATCCGGGCGAATACAACGATCTTGCGGCGTTTGTGCAGAAATTTCAGGGATTCAATGTTTCCCTTGAAGATAAGGTGAACGAAGCAAAAAACTAATTGAAGAAGGGGATTGGGAAGCGAATTTCGCTTACTATGCCCTTCACAAACTTCACATTCTACCTTCACAGTTCCTTGAATTTGACGAAGCCGAAAAAGCCTTTATTGTGGCGGCAATCAAGGTGAAAATGGATAACGACAAAAAGAAGGAAAAGGAAATTGCGAAGAAAAAGCCCAAAAAGGGCAGGAAAGGCAGATGATCCCGCATGGCAACAATCCGCACGGCTATTGAATTGCAAGATAACTTCACGGGCGTTTTGAATTCGATAATCAGCGCCGTCAATATGGGGCTTTCGGCGATGGACGATTTGAACCGTTCCATGAACAATCCCGTTGACACAGCTTCTTTCGATGCAGCCCGTGAAGCGGCAAATCAGGCAACGATTGTAATTCAGAACATGGAAGCGGCTATGCAGAACGCCGATGCACCTACCACGGGAACACCCGCCGCCCCGCAAAATACCGCCCCGGTACACATTCCAGTTGTCCCGGATGTTCCTGATCCGCTGGTTGAAAATCCCGCCCCTGTTCCCGTTCCTGTTGAATGGCAAACTGACAACATGGAAGTTTTCACGGGAACAGGGGTTGAAAGATTTCAGCAAGAAGTTCAAAGTGCAAACAATATGTTGAACACTTTGAACACCACACAGGAACGCATTGCGGCAACGGCAGCGCAAACCGATTTGTTCCCCGCTGGCGCTGTTGCCGATATGAACAATATGCAAAACCGCCTGACGGCTATTTCACAGCGTATTCAGGCAATAGAAAGCAACCCCCTGAACCTTGGATCAGACGAAGCAAACGCCGAACTGGAACAGTTGCGGGGGCAGTTGGATCAGGCGGTACAGGAACAGGAAGCCTTGAACAGAGCCGTTGAAAACATGGACGTTGAAGCGGCAAATCAGGCATATTTGCGGCTTTCGCAGACGGTGGGCAATACTGAACGATATATCCGGGACAACACGGACGAACAAGGACGGTTCAACCGTGCGATTGAGGACGGAACGGAACAGGCAAATAATTTGATGAACATGATTAAGGGCGCTGTTGCCGCTTATGTTTCGGTTCAAACAGTTCAAAAAGCCCTTGATTTGTCGGATCAGCTTACTTCCACAACCGCCCGGCTAAACTTGATGAATGACGGATTGCAAACCACACAGGATTTGCAAAACATGATTTATCTTTCCGCTGAACGGTCAAGGGGTTCGTATCAGCGAACCGCCGATGCCGTTTCCAAACTTGGACTTATGGCGGGCGATGCGTTCAACAGTTCGGAAGAAATCATTGCTTTCACGGAACAGTTGAATAAACAGTTTACCATTGCCGGAACGGAAGCGGCGGGCATTGATGCGGCAATGTTGCAGCTCACACAGGCGATGGGTTCAGGCGTTTTGCGTGGCGAAGAATACAACAGCATTTTGGAGCAAGCGCCGAATATCATTCAGGCAATCGCTGATTATTTGGACGTTCCAAAAGGGCAGTTAAAAGATATGGCAGCGGAAGGGCAAATCACCGCTGAAATCGTTAAAAATGCTATGTTTGCGGCGGCAGATGAAACAAACGCAAAGTTTGAAAGTATGCCGAAAACCTTTTCGCAGATATGGACTTCTTTTCAGAATACCGCATTGATGGCGTTTCAACCCGTTCTTCAAAGGCTGAATGAGATTGCGAACAGCGAAGCATTTCAGACGTTTGTTGAAAATGCCGTTGAAGCCCTTTCAATGGTGGCGGGCATTGCGCTTGAAATCTTTGATTTGATGGTACAGGTGGGAACGGTTATCGCCGATAATTGGTCGTGGATTTCCCCGATTATATACGGTGTAGCAGCCGCCCTGATGGTGTACTACGGGCGCATTTTACTTGTCAAGGGCGCTGAATTGGCGATGGCGGCGGTTCACGGTATTGTTGCAGTTGCAAAGGGTATCATGGCGGCGGCAACGATGCTTGTTACAGGTGCAACGTGGGCAGAAACAACCGCACAATACGGATTAAATGCGGCGATGTACGCTTGCCCCATTGTGTGGATTATCGTTTTGATTATCGCCCTGATCGCCCTGTTCTATGCGGCGGTTGCAGCCGTGAACAAATTTGCCGGAACAACCGTTTCCGCAACAGGCATTATTTGCGGGGCGTTCATGGTGGCGCTTGCGTTCATTGGAAACATTTTCGTTGCCCTTTGGAACTTGGTTGTAGATGTATTCGTGCTTATTTACAACTTGGTTGCCGAAGTCGCAAACTTTATCGGAAACGTGTTCACCGATCCGATAGGTGCGGTTTGCCGCCTGTTCTTTGGCTTGGCTGATACGGTGCTGGGCATTTTACAGGCGCTTGCTTCCGCTATTGATGCGATTTTCGGTTCAAATTTGTCGGGTGCAGTTCAGGGCTGGCGTGATTCGCTTGGCGGCTGGGTTGATGAAACATTCGGCAAGGGCGATGAAATCATGGCGAAAATGAACGCCGATGATATGAAGCTGGGGCGGTTTGAATACGGTGCGGCTTGGGATGCCGGATATAATTTCGGCGAAGGGATTGATGAAAGCATTGCGAATTTCGATCCTTCTTCCCTGTTTGATACCAACGTCCCCGGCGCTGACGATTACACAAATCTTGCCGATTACGGTTCAGGAATGGATTTAGGCGGCATTGGAAGCGGGGTTGATGATATAGCGGGCAATACCGGGGCAATCGCTGACAGCATGGATATTACGGAAGAAGATTTGAAATACTTGCGTGATATTGCAGAGCAGGAAGCGGTCAATCGGTTCACAACCGCTGAAATCACGATTGAACAGACGAACAACAATAACATTTCGTCCAACATGGATTTGGACGGCGTTGTTTCCGGCTTGACGGATGCCGTCAATGAAGCCGTGGACAGTATAACGGAAGGGGTGCATGATTAAATGGCAAGAAAAAGCGGATATGATTTCTACTTGGACAAATGCCTTCTTCCCATTGCCCCGAAGAAGTTAGAAATCAAAATAAACAACGCAAACGACACGATCACCCTGATAAACGAAGGGGAAATCAATCTTTTGAAAACCGCTGAACTGACGGATATTGATTTTGAATGTATGCTTCCGAATGTTCAGTACCCTTTCGCAACCTACAACGAGGGATTCAAAAATTCAAAGTATTTTTTAGACTACTTTGAAAAGTTGAAAACAAGCAAGAAACCGTTTCAGTTCATTGTTTCAAGGGCTTTTCCAACCGGGAAAGCCCTGTTTTCAACGAATATCAAGGTATCATTGGAAGATTACAAAATCACGGAACAGGCAACAGATGGCTTTGATGTAACAGTCAAGGTATCATTGAAGCAGTACCGGGATTATGGCACAAAGACCGTGAATATTAAAATTTCACAGTCGAAACCAAAAGCAACCGTTGAAAAACCACGGGCAGGAACACCGCCCGCTTCAAAGAGTTACAAAACGGGCGATATTGTGAACTTCCACGGGGGAACGCATTATTACAGTTCGTACAGCGGCGCAAAGGGATATTCCGCACGGGCTGGAAAGGCGAAAATAACCCTTGATCCGAATTGTGCGGGCAATGGCGGCGCTCACCCGTGGCACTTGATCCACACCGATTCATCGTCCAACGTGTACGGTTGGGTTGACAACGGAACATTTGACTGAAAGGGGGTGCAGCGTTTTGAATGTTGAACTTTTAATTGCGAACGAAAGCGGTTCAAAGGTATTTCAGCCCATTTTGGAAGAAGGGGTTGAATGGTCAACGGAGCGGCGCAGCACCCCCGGAAAGTTGACCTTCAAGGTTGTCAAGGATGATGTTCTTGACTTTTCGGAAGGTTCAGCGGTTCGGATGCGTGTTGACGGGAAGAACGTGTTTTTCGGGTTCGTGTTCAGCAAAAAGCGGGACAAGGATCAGATTATCAGCGTTACCGCCTACGATCAATTACGATACCTGAACAACAAAGACACCTACGTTTACGAAAACAAAACCGCTTCACAGCTTATAAAAATGTTGGCGGCTGACTTTTCTCTGAATTTGGGAACAATCGAAGATACCGGGTTCGTGATTGCTTCACGGGTTGAAGATAATACTTCCCTTTTCGATATGATTGAAAATGCCCTTGATCTGACGTTGCAGAACAGCAAAGAAATGTTTGTTCTGTATGACGATTTCGGGAAGCTGACCTTAAAAAACATTTCTTCAATGTATGTCGGCGAACCGGGGGCGTATTTGATGATTGACGAAGAAACCGGGGAAGATTTTGAATACACTTCCAGCATTGACAGCGACACTTACAACAAAGTGAAGCTGACTTATGACAATGACGAAACCGGGAAACGGGAAGTTTATATTTCGCAGGACAGTTCCAACATAAACAAATGGGGTGTGTTGCAGTTCTACGATACACTCTCAAAGGGAGAAAACGGGGCGGCGAAAGCCGATGCCCTTCTTTCCCTGTATAACAAAAAGACCCGCAACCTTACAATCAAAAAGGCGCTTGGCGATGTACGGGTGCGGGCGGGCAGCATGGTTGTTATAAATTTAGCTTTGGGTGATATGAACCTGAAAAACTTTATGTTGGTTGAAAAGGTTACGCACACCTTCAAGCTGGATGAACATTTTATGGAATTGACAGTTAGAGGGGGTGAATTCGTTGCCTGATGCGGTCGGATTGGTAAAGACGATAAAAAGAGCCGCCACGGATGCGGTAAAGGCTGAAAAGCCTGTTGAAGTGTGTTTCGGGAAGGTAACGAGTACAAGCCCGCTTCAAATTTTGGTCGAACAGAAAATGACGTTGGGGAAAGCGCAGCTTGTTCTTTCCCGAAATGTCACGGACTTCAAAACCAAAATTTCAGCCGGGAACATTCAAAGTTACTATTACACGGGGGGAACGCCGCCCGATGCACCAACCGCCCCCGTTTCCCCGCCCCACGTTCACGCCGTGGGCAAGATCGAAATCACCGTTTACAATGGGTTGGTTGTCGGTGATGAAGTGATCCTGATCCGGCAACAGGGCGGGCAGAAATACGTTGTTATGGATAGGATCGGAACATGATACCTTCAAACACGGGATTTCTTGAACAGGATTTTGAACTTGAAAGACAACCAACCTACACCCACAAAATGAACCTTGAAGCGAACCTGATCCGGGGATATACGGACGGACAGGAAGCAATGAAACAGGCAATTTACAAAATTCTACTTACAGAGCGGTTCAAGTACGTTATGTATAGTTGGAATTACGGAATTGAATTGCTTGATTTGTTCGGGATGCCCGTTTCGTATGTTTGCCCCGAACTGGAACGGCGCATTACGGAAGCCCTGACGTGGGACGATAGAATTGAAAGCGTGGATAATTTTGAATTCGATCTTTCAAAAAAGGGCGTGGTTCATGTTTCATTTACGGCGCATACGATTTTCGGGGACGTTGAAGCGGAAAGAGAGGTGAACTTTTAATGTATGAAGTAACATACAGGGAAATTCTTGAACGGATGTTGAACCGGGTATCAGACAAGTTCGACAAACGGGAAGGTTCGGTTATATTCGACACCCATTCACCGACAGCCCTTGAACTTGAAATTCTGTACGTTGAATTGAACAGAATGATTGCGGAAGGGTACGGCGATACCGCTTCACGGGAATATCTGATCTTACGGTGCAAGGAAAGGGGTATCATTCCATACCCCGCTACATACGCCGTTTTGAAAGGCACGTTCACCCCGGCAACGGTTGACGTTATCGGAAAGCGGTTCAATTTGGGTTCATTGAACTACATTGTAACGGAAAAAATCGCCGATGGCGAATACCGGGTACAATGCGAAACCCCCGGCACGGTCGGAAATCAGTATTTCGGGCAGCTTATCCCGATTGAATACGTTGAAGGACTGGAAACCGCCACGCTGACGGAAGTTCTTATTCCCGGCGAAGATGAAGAAGATACGGAAGATTTGCGAACCCGTTATTTCAATTCGTTCGATGAAAAGGCGTTCGGCGGCAATGTCCGGGATTATATCGAAAAAACGAACGCTATTCCGGGCGTTGGAAGTACGAAGGTAACAAGGGTTTGGAACGGCGATATTCGCCCCGCCGATATGATCCCGAATGAAATTGTGAATGAATGGTATGAAGGGATTATTGGAACGGTCAATCCCACGGTGAAAGCATGGCTTGAAATCGTGTATTCGGCAGCAAAGGCGAAGAAATTGACCGTTGGGGGAACGGTGCTGTTGACGATCCTGAATTCTGAATACGGCGTTCCAACCCCTGAACTGATCCAAACGGTGCAGACGGCGATTGACCCCGAACAAAACGCCGGGGAAGGTTACGGGCTTGCGCCGATTGGACACGTTGTAACGGTGAAGCCCGCCGATGCCGTCACAATTAACGTGAAAACCACAATCACCTTTGATGTGGGGTACGGGTGGAACAACTTGCAATCTTCCATTGATGAAGCGATACAGGCATATTTGCTTGAATTGCGTAAAACGTGGGCAGATAACCCGTATTTGGTGGTTCGTGTTTCTCAAATCGAAACCCGGCTTTTGGCAATTTCGGGGATTGTGGATATTGAGAACACCCGGATCAATAACAAAACGGACAATCTGACACTTAGGAAATACGAAGTTCCGATTTATGGGGGTGCGGGCGCATGATAAGAGAAGTTGACCTTGTATCTTACCTTCCCCCATTCCTTGCAGACTTCAAAGAAACCGCCGTTACACTTGAAGCGGAAAACCCTGAATTCCGGCTTGTATGGGAAGGAACGGACAGGGTTTTGAAAAATGAGTTTATTGCAACGGCTGACGAATACGGAATTTCCCGATTTGAAAAGCTGTTGCACATTTTCCCTTCAAGTGAAGATACCCTTGAAAGCCGCCGTGCAAGGGTACAAATTCGGTGGTTCAGTTCCATTCCGTACACATGGCGGGTTTTCGTGGAACGCCTGATTGCGATTTGCGGCGAAAACAATTTCACCCTGAAAGCGCATTTTGTAGATGGCTATTTGGTGGAACTGGAAGTAAACCTTGAATTGTACGGGCAAATTGAAGAATTGGAACACCTGATTGAAACGATGTTCCCGTGCAATATCACCTTCACGGCGAAGAACAATATTCCGTGTGTTGCGAACGGCTTTGCTTTTTGGGCTGGCGGCGTTTGTTTTACGCACAGGTTCTTTATTACGAATGACGGGAAGATTGTTCAGACGATCAGCGGCGTTGCCCTTGTCGCTGGCGGGGTTGCAGATGCGGCGCTGTTGCCGCTTGTCACGAACGACAGCGAAGAACATTACAGTTCCAGCGGCGAAGCGCTGAATGGCGGCGCTGTTGTGGATGCAATGCGCTTCTTCACCACGAACGACAGCAAGGAAAGCGTATCGGTTGACGGTGCGGCTATTCCGGGCGGCGGTGTAGTAAATACCGCAAAAGTTGTTATAACAAATGACTTCAAAGAACAGTTCAATATAAACGGTCAAGGTTCGGTTGGTGCGGGTGTATTGTCAACGGAATTCTTTGAAGCAAACAATATTGACGAATAAGAAAGGATGAAAGACGATGGCAGAATTTTCAAAGTTGGTTATCACCGACAAAGGACAGGCGCTCATTGCAAAGATGATCGCCGGAACGGGTAACATTGAGTTTACCAAAATTGCAGCTTCTTCCCACACCTACACGGAAGGGCAGCTTCAAGCGCTGACGGCGCTTGCGGACGTGAAGCAAACAAGCCTGATTTCCAAAGTCACCCGCACGAACAATGTTGCGATTAAGGTTGAAACCGCCTTTACCAACACCGAACTGAAAGCGGGGTACTACATGAAAGCGCTTGGGCTTTATGCCCGTGATCCGCAGGAAGGGGAAATCCTGTACGCCGCAACCGTGGAAACTTCCGGGAACTGTTATATGCCGCCTTACAACGGGATCACCGTTTCCGGCGCTTACGTTACCCTTGTTACCACGGTGGGCAATGCCGAAAATGTTTCCCTGAAAGTCGATCAGGCGGCGGTTGCCACAATCGGCGATATTGAGGATTTGCAGCAGCAGATTTCCGATTTACAGGCGATTCTTGGCTATACTGACCCGGATATTGTCGGCGTGGAAGTTGACCTTGCGAACAAGAAATTCACCCGCCTTGCCGGAGCGGTGAACCGCACGGGCGGCAAGGGCTTTGATGATATTCATTGTTTCGGCGGTCGCAGACGTTGCAACGTGGCTGACGATGGCACGGTGAAAGCCTATCACGGCGGCGCTGGTTACAAAGAGGACGGCACGAACGGGCAGGTTATGGTTGAACAACCGAAGTTTTATTACAAGGTTGTTCCGCTGGTTACTGAAATTATCAACGAAGGGCAGAATCAGGGACACCATATCAGAAAAGCCCGTTACTACGTTTCCCCGCAGCCGAAAGCCGGGTTCAAGGTTCACCCCGCTTTTGTCGAAGATGGCAACGAAAATGATTTCATTTATCTTGCCGCTTTTGAAGGAAGTATTTATGACAATGACACCGAAACATATATCAAGGACGATGCTGTTACCGCTGATTTTGCCGCTGATAAACTTTCCAGCATTGCGAACGCAAAACCCGCTTCCGGCATTACGAACGCCCTGACAAGGGCGAACACCCGCAAGCTGGCAAACAACAGGGGCAAGGGCTGGGAACAGTCTTACGCCGCAACCGCCGCCGCTTCACAGCTTCTTATGCTGGTTGAATATGCGTCCTTCAATATGCAATCGAATATTGGCATGGGCGCTGTTTCAAAAGTTGACGATGGCGCTTCCAGCATGACGGAAAACACCGGGGGCAGCGCTTCTTTGGGTAACGCTTCCGGGGCGGTCAACAATTCCAACGAAGTTCAGATTGTTTCTTACAGAGGGGAAGAAAACTTTTGGGGCAACATTTGGACTTGGGTTGACGGCATGAACGAACAGAATCCCGCTGACTGGACGAACACCACGCCGGAACAGTTCGCCGGGCAGCATGGGCGGCTTTTCGTTGCGGATCATGGCTTTGCCGACGATAAGGGAACTGACCCCTACGTTGACACGGGCATTTGTCCCGTATATACAACGGGCGGTTATATTTCCGCTTTCGGTTATAGCGAAGAATTTGATTGGCTGTTCATTCCCACGGAAAACGCCGGAACAAGCGCCCTTCCCGTTTCAGATTATTTTTGGAACGCTTACAATAATTGGCGGGTTGCTATATTGGGCGGTAGATGGAGTGACGGCGCTAGTGCGGGGGCTTTCTATTGGTTTCTGAATGGTGCTTCCAGTCATCGTTATCGGGATATCGGCGGGCGGTTGGTGTATGTACCGTCCAAAAAGAGCGCCGCAGCGTAACGCCGTTCAAATCGCTTTGAATTAAAATTGAAATAGGTGTTCCGGGGAGTATTGTTGTTTCATCCGATGAACAACGAAAAGCAAAATAGAAACCATGAAAAAGGTTACTAAATTAGGCAGTAAATGGAATAACAGCGCTAATGCAGGAGCTTTCTATTGGAATCTGAATAATGCTTCCAGTAATCGTAATCGGAATATCAGCAGGCAGTTAGTAAATGCACGAAACACCCCGCCTTTTGCCGGGCGGGGTGTTTTATATATCTGTATTCCCGGACACCGTGCCACATGGCAAAACAACCTTTTCATGGGGCAACCCGTGGAAAGGTGGAAAAATAAACAGACTTGTATTGGTAGGTTTTGAAAGTTTACTTTCAATTCTCGAAGGTTCAGGTTAGTGCATACAAAAAGGAATCCGACACATGAAGCGAATAGGTAATCTGTATCAGCAAATTTGCAGTATGGATAACCTACGAAAAGCACACCTACACGCAAAGAAAGGAAAGGGCTGGTATGAGGAAGTAAAAGCGGTTGATGCGGACGTGGACGGTTATTTGCAGAAACTTCAAGATATGCTTGTCAACCACACATACCGCACATCGGAATATGAATCGTTCATCAAGAAAGAAAACGGCAAGGAACGTGAAATTTTCAAGTTACCGTATTTCCCGGATCGAATTTGTCAATGGGCAATCTTACAGGTGATTGAACCGTATATCTTACGGCATTTGACGGATCACACCTATTCGGCGATACCGAAGAAGGGAATTCATGCGGCACTTCACGATGTTCAAAAAGCTATGTGGACGGACGTTCCGAATTGTCAATACTGTTTGAAACTTGATGTTCGCAAATTCTATCCTTCCATAAACCACGATATTTTGAAAGCGAAGTTCAGGCGGCTTTTCAAAGACCCTGAATTGCTTTGGTTGTTGGATGAAATTATAGACAGTATTTCAACCGCAAAGATTGAGAATATGCGGGATATATGGTTGCTTGATGAAGATTATGATTCTGAAACGGGCATACCGATCGGGAACTACCTTTCCCAATATTGCGGAAATTTCTATCTTTCTTCATTCGATCATTGGTTGAAAGAAGAAAAGCGGGTGAAGTACGAATTCCGTTACATGGACGATATACTGATTTTCGGCAAATCGAAAGAAGAACTTCACAGGTTGCGCCGGGAGATTGATTTTTACTTCCGAACCGAATTGAAAGTTCAGATAAAACCGAATTGGCAAGTGTTCCCGTCTTATGTGCGGGGTATTGACTTTGTAGGTTATCGTGTTTTCCTGAATTACACCCTTTTGCGCAAAAGTTCTTGTATCAAGTTCAAGCGCAAGATGGTTGAAATCAGGAAGAAAACAGAGGGCGGGCAGCTTATGAACTATTCCGAATGGTGTTCCGTGAATTCTTATAAGGGATGGTTGAAGCATTGCGACAGTTACCGCCTACAAAACAAGTATGTTGCGCCTATTCAAAAGGATGTGGATAGGTATTACAACGAAATCATAAAACAAAGAAAGGTGGTCGTAAATCATGGTTGACTATGGGAAAGTTAGAAGCACCGTCAAGCCTGATCCGATTGTCATTGACGAATTCAGCGTGTGGGTTCACACCGATATTCAATCCGTTTCTGAAAACGTGGGAACGGAAAATGAATTTGTCGGGTACGAATTCAACATGAAGCAGTTCGACAAGGACGAATATATTCAGGCACAGGCAACGGCAAACGCCGAAACGAACAGGATCGTAAATATTATGCTGGGGGTGAATGAGTAATGAACAAGGAATATGTTGCCGCACAGGTAAACCGCTTCATTCAGATGCAAATTCAGGGGGCGAACCTTCCTGACACACAGGCGATGGAAGTTGCCGATCTTTACCCGGCATGGGCAGAGGGTAAAGCCTATACGAAGGATGAAATCGTCAAGTACGGCGTAAATCAGGATAACGAAACGCAGCTTTGGAAGGTTGTGCAGCCGCACACTTCACAGGCTGATTGGACACCTGATAAAGCACCTTCCCTTTTCAGCAAGATCGGCTTTGACCCGTCCGGCGTTCCGATTTGGACACAGCCGCTTGGTGCGCATGATGCGTATCAGACCGGGGATGTTGTTATGCACAAAGAACAGAAATGGCGTTCCACTTGCGATAACAACGTATGGGAGCCGGGCGTGTACGGGTGGGAAACCGTTGACGATTAAACTATCAAGGCAGAGTTAAAAACCCTTATATAAGGCTTATATAAAGCCCTGTATAGGGGTTTTTGCTATCTATCACATAGAAAGGAAGGTACAAACACATGAAAGAAGGAATTTTTACGGGCATTGGAGTTGTGGGGGGCTTTATTGCTTCCCTGTTCGGGGGTTGGGATGCAGCCCTTGTAACGCTCATTATTTTTATGGGCGTTGACTATTTGACCGGGCTGATCGTGGCGGGCGTGTTCCACAATTCCGAAAAGACCGAAACGGGAACGCTTGAAAGCCGGGCGGGTTGGAAGGGACTTTGCCGAAAGGGTGTTTCCCTTTTGGTGGTGCTGGTTGCTTGCCGCCTTGATCTTGTTATCGGTTCAAATTTTATTCGTGACAGCGTTGTGATCGCCTTTATCGCAAACGAAACTTTGTCGATTGTCGAAAATGCGGGGCTTATGGGTATTCCCATTCCGGCAGTTATCGCAAGGGCGATTGACGTTCTGAAAAAGAAAGCAGAAAGCGAGGATGAAAAGAATGAGTAATTCCCCATTAGTAGGTTACACGAAACTTTCCCCGAACCATTCCTGCAAGCGAACGATGGCGATTGACCGTATCACGCCGCATTGTGTGGTTGGGCAGTTATCGGCAGAATCCATTTGCGGGTGTTTCACCGATCCGGCACGGGAAGCAAGTTGCAATTATGGCATTGGTTATGACGGCAAAATTTCCCTTTGCGTGGATGAAGGAAATCGTTCGTGGTGTACTTCCAGCAATGCGAACGATCAGCGGGCGGTTACAATCGAATGTGCTTCCGATAAAACCGAACCTTACGCTTTCAAGGATGCGGTTTACAATCGCCTGATTGACCTTTGCGAAGATATTTGCCGCCGCAACGGGAAGAAGAAACTTCTTTGGTTCGGGGACAAAGACAAAACCCTGAATTACAAGCCCGCCGCCGATGAAATGATCCTGACGGTTCACAGGTGGTTTGCGAACAAGAGTTGTCCCGGAAACTGGATGTATGCCCGCATGGGTGATCTTGCTTCCAAAGTTACCGCAAGGCTTGGGGGCAGCGCACAGCCCACAAACCCGACACCCACGCCCGCCCCGGAAAAGTCGGATGTTCTTTACCGGGTACAGGTGGGCGCTTATTCCGTCAAGGCGAACGCCGATGCGCAGCTTGCGAAGGTGCAAGCCGCTGGATTTGATGCGTTCGTGACGAAGGTTGATAACCTGTATAAAGTACAGATTGGGGCTTACAACGTGAAGCAGAACGCCGAAAATCAGCTTGCAAAAGTCAAGGCGGCGGGGTTCGATGCGTTCATTGCAACGGTAAATCAGAGCGGCGGCAGCACCCCGGCAGCACCTTCCCTGAAAGTTGGGGACAAGGTGAAGATGGCGAAGGATGCGCCCGTGTACGGCAAATCTACAAAATTTCAGAGTTGGGTTTACAATTCCACCCTTTACGTTCGGGAAATCAGCGGGGACAGGATCGTTGTTTCCACCCTGAAAACCGGGGACGTTACCGGGGCGGTGGATCGCAAATACCTGACGAAAATTTGA